TTTTACGCCGAAGTTTGCTATAACAGTTGTAGAGCTGAATGTTGAACTAGTTCCGCTAGAACCTGAATTACCATAATTTGTAGTGCCGCCAGAACCGACGACAACTTGATATGAAGTGCCTGAAGTAACAGATATGTTGTTTTTATATCTTAGCTCACCGCCACCCGCACCACAGGCGTATCCACCACCGCCCCCGCCACCAACAGCGACAACAGAAACGCTGGTGACCCCACTAGGAGCAACCCAAGAGTATGTTCCCGCAGTAGTGTACGCCGCTTGACCTTCTGCCGCTATAGTCTGAGTAATTGAATTGCTTGGTGCGCTAGGCCCAAAAGCATTTACTGCGACAACCGTGAACTCATATGATGCGCCTACGGTTAATCCAGAGAATGCGAGTGGCGAGGAAGTTCCCGTTACTGAGGCTGTAGCGCCCGTAGAAATGTTAGTCGCAAGGGCAATATAACTTGTAATAGCTCCCCCGCCCACTTCAGAAGGAGCAGTGAAAGCAATCGAAGCAGTGGCGTTAACTCCCGCAGAATTTAACGTAGGAGGATTAGGTACTTCTAAGGGACTGTACCCAGGAAATACAAAGCCGCCTAATCTATCACTTACAGCCATGGTTTATCCCCTAAGCAGATATTTCTTCGTAACTCACACTAAAAGTAATGCCGCTGGCTGTACCACAAGTCACCGCAATAGAAGTGTCTTCTTCTAAATAAATAGCGGTAGTTTTATCGGCAACTATTAACGAAGCGTCAGCAGGTACTGATATAGTAGAGGCTATCGGGTAAGCCGTGCCGCCAGAAGGAGCTGAGCCTTGAGCCACTGCGCCATTGGTGTAGATATCAACGGTACAATTTACTGCCGCACTGCCGTTTTTATTTGCAGCGACGATTTGATTTATTTTAAAAACTTTACCACTTGAAGCTGCGTTCGGTAGAAGAACTACTGAAGTAGTCGCTGAAGGTGATAAGTAAGTTGTTTTGCCGTATATACTCGTTACGGCGACGATGTTTGGGTTTGCCATTATGTTTCTCCTAGAATCCCATTACCATCGCCAAAGCGATGCTTAATCCTGCTGATACACCAGCCGCCGCTGGAGTGGCATATTCAACTGCTGATCCGCCACTATTAACCGTTAGAACTTGTCCTGCGGTTCCCAGCGAAGCCAGCGCAGTACCGCCGTTAGCGACTGGAAGTACTCCTGTAACTTGTGAGGTTAAATTAACACCAGATAACGCACCGCCAAGGGTCAAATTACCAGAGGTAGTTACAGTACCGCTCAGGCTTATACCATTGACCGTACCTGTACCGCCAACCGAGGTTACAGTACCTGTACCTGGGAGTGCGCCGTCAGCCAAGACGGCAACGCTTCCCCCTGAGTTTTTGTAATATAATTTACCATCGTTAGTATTTAACGCCAGCTCACCGTCAAGTAAGTTACCAGCAGTTGGAGCTGCTGAAGCTGTTGCCGAACGGTAAAGTTGTATTGGTGTATAGCCAGTTTCAGCCATGTTGTGCTCCTTTTCTGTTGGTTAGCATCATTAGAAAGTACCTCCTGAAATACCAGTTGTCGCAGTCACTGTAGTAAAAGCACCAGTGTTTTTGGTTGTCGCGCCTATAGGAGTATTATTTATAGTTCCTCCTACAATCGTAGGTGCTATGGGAGAAGCTAATTTTGGCGTAGTGACGATGCCATCTGCTAAATCATCTGTACTTAGAGGGACATTAGTAGGTGCATTACCAATATAGGGATTAGACATTATGTTATCTCCAGGATTGATAAGACAGCGTCAACTGATGATGCCGCACTTGAGTTAACTTTTATTGAGTCTCCAGTTATTAAAACAACTTTCTGGTTACCTCCTATGGGTACCAGAGCTCCTCCTACGGGGACAGGAGCGTCCTTAACTAAATAAGTGTCGTTGACGCCATCATTTAAAGTAACGTCAATATTCACTGTTGACGCGCTCGTGTTAGCTACCGTTAAGCCAATTACAGTGGTTTGAGTTGAAGCCCCTACTGTATAAGAGCCCACCGCAGTTAAAGCAGTACCTATACTCCTAGAAACTTTTCTCGTAAATGCGTTCGCCATTTTATCTCCTTACCCCAACGCCACAGCTAAAGCTATAACATCATCTGTTGTTACTCCAGCTGTCGGAGCCTGTGAAACCCATGCGGAGCCGTTGCTGGTTAAAATATTACCGGAAGTCCCCGCAGCGGTTAAGCCTGTTCCCCCATTAGCGGGAGCAAGTGTGCCTGCTAAAGTTATGTCACCAGTTGTTCCCGTATTTGGTGTTAAACCTGTTGAACCTGCATTGAAGCTAGTAACAGCTGCCGTAACCGCTGTAGTCCACACAAAAGCGGAGCCATTCCACTTTAAGAATGTGTCCGTTACAGTGGGGGCAGTTAAGAAGCCGCTGGCTCCTGCACCAGTATTATAAACTATTCTGTTAGCTGCGCCACCCGCAACATTAGCTATTTCTGTTAAATTAACAACTCCGGTCTGACCATTTACTGACACGACAGTATTGGACTGATCAAGTTTTTGCCAAACGGTGCCGTTAAATACTGCCCAGTCGCCAACTTGCCAATCAGTTATACCATCTAAATTGGTAGTTCCCGCAACATCTGTGATGTAATAATGACCCGAAGTTCCAGTGCCTGAAGCTAATGTCGGAGTATTTGTGGATGCATTCCATGTACCCTGGTAGCTTAAACCGCTCTGAAATGCAGTTGTTGCAGCGCCAGTTACTACACCTTCGGCGTTTACTGTAATAATTGGTATTAAATTAGCAGAACCGTAGGTTCCAGCGGTTGCCCCAGAAGCTGGTAAATCAGCGTTAACCAAGGACCTAAAACCAGTGGGCGCATCTGCGCCAGATGCTGGGCCACCGTAAACTACATTCGCGGGTTGATCAGTCTGAATCAGCGCAGACCCCCATGTGTAAGCTGCAGTGCCTCCTGAAATTAACACTTGTCCCGCAACGCCCACGGCTCCTAAGGTTATATCATTTCCACCGCCATAGGCGATTGACCCAGGAGTGGACGTATTGGCTCTTCCTGTACCGCCTTGATCAATAGGTAGCACGCCATCTATTTGATCTTGGTTAGAAAGGTCTACTGGCGGATGCCTGTGATCTCCTCTAGAAAGCTCAATTGATGTACCTGCAGATCCTCCAGTGGTGGTTACTAAAGGAATGCTATCTTCAAAATTAGCACTTAGGGTTATATTATTACCGAGGCTACCGCCTCCTAATAAACCGTCACCCGCAATCACTTGTCGGGTAACTGGCACAGTACCTGAACCCGAAGATGGTGCAGTAGTGACCGCCGTAACTCGGCCCGTAGCGTCTACAGTCAATACTGGTATATTGTCACCATCTCCATAAGTACCTGCGGTAGCTCCTGAGACGGCTAGTTGAGCTGTCCCAACACCACCATTAGCGATACTAAGAGTGACGTCTGAGGACAGTGCTCCACCGCCTGTCATACCCGTTCCTGCAATTACTTGACGGCTCGTAGGCACGCCAGTGACTTGAAGAAGGTCTCCAGCGCGCACCTGATAACTTACTCCTTCATACGTATAAAGAAGTAAACCATCGGGAGACGCGACTGGAGCAGTCGGGAGCTGAGTGACTCTACTAGGTATTAAATTACTGGGTACAGACATTATTCCATCTCCAAATATTTATCGCCATCTTCTTGAATTATAAACTCATCACCAGCTTCTTGAATTACTCCAGCTGGATGAGTGTCTATATTCATATCAGGTCGATTGAATGGAAGCACTATTTGATCAGGTCTCCTAGGAGCCAGCAAATAAGGATCAAGCTCATCTCTGTCAGCTTGACAAACCATCAGCCCTGGGAAATTAGGATCAGGTGAGAGGTCCGCTAACAGAAATTTTTCAGAACATCGGGCACATATAGCTATGCCAAAAGTTGGCTGGCCAGTGGGGTCTAAGTACATACTCATGCTGTGTACACTCCAATCCCAGGATTAATTTGTATCGGAGAACCATCATTATCTCCGTCCCAAGCTCTTTGAACACTTCTATCCGCTCTAGCTTCTAATAGAGGAATCAAATCAGCCGAAGCTGCGGGAGTTTCCATGCAAACTCTGGCCGCTAAACCGTTTATAATAGCTTCAAGCCAGCGGTTAGGCATCTCTATCTCTTGCTGTAAATTGTCAGTGTCCATTATTTGACGGTGACGCCAAAGAGTCATAACAAATTTTTCAGAAGCTGCGTTAGGTGCCGGCCAAAGATTAACTACAGGTTGAGGCACATTACGTTGAAAGTAAAAACTAGTCGGCCTTCCTGCAAATGTCAAATTACTTTGGTTTACGTAATTATCTCTGCTCAATATTCCCATCGGAATAGCCTGAGGCATATTGCCCAGAGTTATTGAGGTATAAGAAATAGTACTGACTCCATCAGTCGGTACTATTTTAAAATATTGTTTTGCAAGAGATCCGCTTATTTCACTCCAAACTATGTCCCCAGCCGTAGCTGCGACACCTGTAGATAAGTTAGTACTTGTTGAAGTACCAACCGTGGTCCAAGTAACGTTATCAGGACTCGTTTGAAAAGTCAATGGTGTTGAGGCAGCTGACCATTTAACCCCAATATAGTTAACTATGGTTGGGGTCGTAAAATTAACAAAATATGAAGTGTTAACAGAAGTAACCGTACCGCTTAATTGTTGTAAAACGGTAAGATTAAGGTTTAAAACATTAACTGTACCCTTGGGTAGAGTTGAAATAGGGTTGTTTTCATAAAAAGGTAAAAGCTGCTGCTCAATACACCAGCTTGGAGTTTTTATATTTGAGAGCTCATCTAAAAAGAATGCCAATGAGCTTAACGCATACTCTTGCATTTCTGAAGTTATGGCTTGCGCAGGCAAACGACACCTTCTAAAAGCATGATCTACTACTTTCAGCGCATTAAACGTCTGTACAGCAATGTTGCCTGAGTAAGCCATATCAACCCTATACTTTTAAATAATTCGGTTGCTGATACAGCACACCCTCTCTAATAAACTGGATTAACCCCAGTTATTTTTCATTGTACCCATGTTTTTAAAGCCAGATAGAGGATTAGTTGCACCCCTGCTTTCATTACGACGTGAGGCCATAGATTGAGTCTTAGTAGACTCTTTGCCGTCCCGCGCACCCAATGATTCGTCTAGACGATCATTTGAATTTTGGCGTCGCCCACCTTTAGAATACCCCTTGGTTTTCATACCACCTTTGGCGTACCCTTTTGATTTCATACCCATGTCTGAGTCTCCTTATTTCATTTTAGAAAAAGTTTTAGCGAGACGTGCTCGCTGCTGAGTTTTAGCAGAAGGCTTAGGACCCCCAGCTTTAGCAGGATCACCTGCGGCTACTTTATTTAAAGCACCTTTAGGTATATTTTCGCCCTTAGGAACATCCATGTAATCCCTAAGAGCTCCTGGCTTTTTTACAGCACCTTTAATCCAATCTTTTTTAGAACCACCTTCTGCTGCATAGAAGCCAGCCTTAATTTCTTTTTCAGCTTCACCTCTAAGTCTGCGCATTTCATCACGAGCATTCTTTTCTCTAGAAGCGACTCTATTCATTTGTTGTTTTTTATCTCTACGCTCTTGATAATCGTTAGAAGTTCTTTCACTAACTCTTTTCATTTCATCAGCAGCATCGTCTTGAACACCAATAACTCGAGCTTCTTCGTCACGGATATTCCTCATACCGCCACGACTCATTTTTACTGGTTTTGATGATTTGGTGAAGCCAAAATCAGAGGGAAAATCAAAGTCTTTAACATATTTTATTGTCATGGTTGATCTCCTGGTCGGGCTTCTGCATATACTTTTATACCGTAAAGTAAGATGGTATAAGTGTCCCCTGCAGAGGCATCTCTGGTGCTAAAGGCTATATCTCCAGCATCGTTAGTTCCCATATCCCCTGTACCATTATAAGGTAAAGCAGGTTCATAAGGAATGTCGTATAATTGACCTTTCGGTAATGTGACGCAGAGAGCATCGTTTGCTGGGGTAGGATTACCAACCCAGTAAATGTCTACACCCATATCATCTGTTTGAGCATACAATTTTGAAATTTTCATTCCAATACACGCTAAACCATGAGAATTAGGGTTTAATGCAGACACATCAACTTTGGTCACTTTACTTTCGCCAGCACCGTCAGATATATTCGTAAACTTAGCTACGTATAAATGCTCACCGTCCTGTAGAACTTGAGTCGTTACTGCATCAGCCACGGCTTATCTCCTTACGCTACAGTCACACTACGATCAGATACAAGAGTCCAGCCGACAGTTGCAACAAACAATAACATACAAGTATCAGCGGCGGCATTAAACGTCAATGTAGCACCGTTAGCAAATGTGGCTGGAGTGACCACTGCTGTGCCACCACCTGTAGAAGATACGGTAAGAATTTTTAATTGGCCAGCATAACCATCAGCTAGTGTGATCGCCAAGTTGCCAGCACCAGGAGGCGCCATAACTGTAGACAGAGTTGTAAGATTAGCTGCTGTAGAAGTAGTGACTGTTTGTACATCGCCCTTAACTGCGCCTGAAATTGTACCAATAAAACCATTGGTGGATGTCACTGGACCTGAAAAAGTAGTTGAACCCATTTTTATTTCCTCACATGCGAGTTGTTTGCATCTGTCTGCATGTTGTCAGCTGGAGCACTGTCAGATACAAAATTTAATCTCCAAAAAAGTAGATCCCCACCTCAAAATAAGAGATGGAGATCTTTTCAATGTTATACTCCTGGTGTGCCGAACACAGCCCGAGGGTCTGTCCAACCTACCGTATAACGCTCTGTCGCTTTGTAACGCATAGAATCCGTTGCAAAATCGCCTTCCATTGATTTTTCCAAACCACGGCGCATGAGGAGTTTTAGACCCTCTGGCGCGTCAGTTTGAATCCACCAAGCAGTATTAGATGTAATACGTGAAAGGTTAGCCTGACCGTCACTCAACAAGCCCATTGATTTAACAGGGTTGATGTCGTTGTCAGCTGTTCCCGTTTTGAGAACTGATTTCAACAGTGTTTCCGCTTGGAAAACATTGCTTGGGCCAGTAACAATTTGAGTAGGTGTCAAGCGGATCCGCTTACCGTTGTTGTCAACAGCGTTACGAATTTGAATGAGCATCTGCTCTAGGGAAGTTTGAGACAGCGCAGCAGCGTTAGTCAAGACGTTGCTGAATGTACCATTGACAATCGGGTGAGCATTACTACTCAAAGCCACACCGTCACCACCTGTAAAGGCTGCGTTAAACGCACGGTTCATAATGTTGGCAGTCAAGGTCTCTTTTGTTTCAATCAGTGACTGAGCCAAGTGTTTGGCATAAGTTTGACCGATACGAATGTGATCACCGTCTTCAACCAAGACTTTAGTCAAGGCAAAAGCCAGACCATAGACGTGGTAGAGATATCGTTGAACGAATAAGATACCGCCTGATTGATAAGTTACAGCCATGCCGTCTGGAAGCTCAGGTGCTGCCCCGAAGCCATAAAGAACTGGTTCTTCATGGTAATTCCGTGGAATACCCTGCTGTTCGCGGAAAACCGCTTTCCATTCATCTGCACGCTGCTGGTAGACTCCGTCAAATACTTCGTTGAGAATTGGCTCAACGACGGATCGGAAGTCTGTACTACGCATTGGAGTAGCCATAGTTTAGTCCCCCTTTATACTGAAGCAACAGGAGCTTTGTACTGAGCTTCGTTCATACGAACGGTTACAGTGACAAAAGCGTCTGTTAATGCATTATCAACCCCACCAGCAATTCCGGTAATCTGGAATTGAGCTTGAGTTGCTTGAATGGCAGTCAATTTAGTTGCCGACAGACCCACAGCGGTAGAACCACCAGGGGCAGTAGGAACCCAATCACATTGTTCACCGACAGCTGTTTGAACCGTAGTTCCTGCGGCGGGATTGTCATACTGCACGTCAAATATAGTCTCAGGGTCGTCATAAACCCAAGCAATAATATCTGTACCTGCGGTACTGGCTGGCCAAAAGGGTGACAGTGAAGGACGCCCAGTAGAATCACTATACTGAACCCCCGCAAAGATACCCAACATTGAAATACCATCAGTAGTACCTGAACGGGTACCATCTGAAGTAGCAAGTTGGATAACACCTGCATCAGTCAATTTGACTGGATCGCCTTGGAATACGTTTTGAGCGTATCCAGAGGCTATTACGTAGGCTTTCGCCGTAATACGACCACTATTGTGGTAGGATGGACGAAAACCAAACGGTGCACTTGTCGCTGACATAAGTAGCTCCTTGGTTAATAGATTGTTACACGTCAGACAAGATCAAACTGACCCTGCCTCTGTTCTCCCAATCCCTTATTACCATCGCCCTGCTCAATGCGACTACCTGACGCTTTCGCTTGATCTTCTAAGAAGTCAGCTGTTTCTGTCAATTTACCTTCTTCACGGTTAGGAGCATCGTGGTGAGCTTCCATCATGAACTTTTCATAAAGTGACATTGGCAGCTTAAAAGCTAGCATCTCATTAATACCAATGAATCCTTGCCATTCACCCGTCTTGATTGAAGCATATTCCCAACCAGGAACATCTTCAGGTTTGACTGGTTCATACCCTAAACGGATACGTTGCTGTATTGAATCCCTTGGATTAGTTGTAGTTAGCCAGCACATGTGCCAGCCAGGTATATCTGGTAAGTCCGGTAAACTGGACTGAAATAGGTTTTGACGGAACATTTCTACCCGCTCGTCCTCAGTAACTTCCCGATTTTCTGTGGTACTACGGTCTACCATCGCACGGTTAGTACGTCCTTCGTCTGCAGATTTCTTTAATCGTTCGTCTGTCATCACTCGCTCCTTTCAGCGATTATCGCTAACTATAGTTCTTAATAATGAAAAAGTAAAGCCTTTTATTTCATCATGAATTTTCTTTATCATATGCAGCATACCTCTTCACGTATTTCATACGTAAAACGGGGTCATCCCACACTCCAGCGTCTACTAGCGCAGCTTTTCTTTCTGGGCTAATATATACCTCTTTACGAGTAGAAGAAGGCGCATGCTCTCTTCCCGATCCTACAGCGGGACCGCCTCGAGCTTTACGCGTAGGTTTTGCTGGAGCTTCATCGTCATCAAAACGCTCAGGTATACGTCGCGCAGCGCGATGCCTCAGTTCGTTCCAATACTCTTCGGTTTGAGGATTATAACCATCTTTGGCCAATGCTTGATCAATCGCCATGACAATAGCAGAGTCTTCATCCCTACCTTGAGAATCGTACCATGGGTTGTCATCCATAAACTGCCGTGCGTAATGCATGGTTCGTTCATCAACCTGTGGTGGGGGAGGTGCCTGATTAGCTTGTTGCTTATGAGCATGAAGCTGTTGGGCTTTAGCAATCGCTTGATCACGATATTTCATAGCCTTAGTTACATCACCACCGTTGTTATTCTCAACAGCTTTTGCGATAACTCTATCAGCCATCTGAGCTTCTTTATTGGCAGCGGCTATTTGCTGATCAATACTAGACAGCTCTACTTGTTGGGACCTTTTTTCTTGAACTGAGATCCTTCTTTCTAAATCATCATTACGTGATCTTAAAAAATCAAGCTCAGTTTTATCCCGCTTAATAGCAGTTTCACGTCTTTCTTTACGATCCTGCTTTTCTTTTCGGCGACGCTCCCTAATAGATTCTCTTTCAGAATCTACTTGGTCTTCTTCAGCTTTTACGGGTTCATCGTCTTCATCTTTATCAGATGAATTATCTTCAGGCGGTTCTTCTACGACAACCAGATCCTCTTCAGAAACCGTTTTGTCGTCATCATCTTCATCAATTTCCACCATTACATCTTTTTCAGCCATAACTTATCTCCTTTATCAGATAAACGCTTTTATTTTTAATGGGTCCCCAGTAACTCGACCCATGATATCTAAATCATTAAAGATAACAAACATAGCGGAATCTTGAGTATCCTTTATAGGAACTTCCCACCTATCTCCGCCATATTTAGCAACCCTAATGAATTCACCATGCTCACACCAGTCACCTTCAGGCCAGCTTTCCATAGTATTACGGTTTTTAAAAGCCAACGGTCCCTTAGAAATAACTTTAGCGATTTGGGTGTTCCATTTTTCCGTGTCAGTGGTATCCGTAGTTAGAATGATACCGCCAGACGTTTTGGTTTTAGCAGTTCTAATTTGAACCAGGACACGGCTACCAAAGGGCTGGATTCCTGGATCTACATCCGGAAAAGCCTCTTTCATCGTTTCCTCATAAGTCATTGTCACTATATTTCTCCTCATCTAGTAGGTTTAAAAGTACATTGATGGATTCTTCTATTCCAGCCATCATACCGACACGGTGCCCGTACTCAAAAGCATCGCGATTCTGTGGTTTTTGAAGAGCTTCAAGCGCAAATTCAGCTTGGCGCGTTTTAAGCAAGCTCAGTAATTTATTATTAATCTGCATTTAAAGTATATCTTCCCCCATAGCCATACGTTTATGTTGATTTATATGACCACCCTCAGCTTTCTTAACTGTCTTGGCTGAATCTTTAAAATCAGTGGAAGAAGGAGCGCCTTTTTGCCCCTTTTTACGCATTTTTTCAGGTTTCCCAGTAGCGGGATCAATATCCCCTGCCGCAACACGTGCTTGTTTTGCGTGTATATTAGCATATAAACCTTTTTCATCGGCCATTGCTCAAACCTTTTTACGATTAGGCATTTTATTACTTGGGGTGGTCTGGCCAGTAACAGTTTCACCCGCAGCCATTCGCTTACGCTGCGGAACGTCGGCAGAATTCATATTGACAGTTCGGCCACCCTTAGCGTAGCCTTTTGTCTTCATCTTCCCACCTTTGGAGTAGCCTTTACTTTTCATCATGTTCTTCTTCCTCTGCATAAATGTTATTAAACACTTGATTAACGTCTAGAGTGTAATCCAAATCAGACTTACTATAATGAGTATGTTGAGATGGCCTAAAATCAGGAGCACCCTCCCCCAGTTCAAACCAAGCTGGGTGACTTACTCTGACTCGGTTATTTGGTAAAGCTACTATGTTACCAGTCCATTCACTGTCACCCAGAAGTTCTAAGACATGCGCCTGTTTATGTTGGGCGGGGTCATCTGCAACTTCTGAATCAGTGTAATCAACAGTAAAATAGTATTTAGCTGGGTGAAATTCACCATCTATTTTTGCGAGCCAAGGCGCAGGTGTACACCTGTCTAAAACATAAACGCTATGCGTATGTGATGCACAATCCCAAGGCTGAGCTTCATGAGTAGCCATTAATTCCGGCCACTCTTCAACAGCGGTATCTCCCATTAAAGCAGTTATGGGCATTCTTGCCCACATTGCTCCTCCATGAACATTAGGTTCATCTGTGTCATATGTTTCAGCCCCTGTAAATATTATTTGGAAGCTCAGACAGCGATTTGGTAAAGTTGTAACAGCTACGGCCATAGCGTGAATCCACTCCCCATGAAACTTCTCATGATTATGAGTAAATTCTTTCCTGACCCAACATTTAAAATGCGGTATATTACTTTGTAAAAATGCCATACGTCAATTATTCTCCGTAAATATCCAATCGTTCGTTCGTTCTATGTCTTAATAGAACGAACGATTAGGGATTAATACCACCGCCACTTGTGTAAGAAGTTTTCTCACCTGACTCCATTTCCATTTCAGCAAGCTCTTTAGCGGTTCGGTTGTCGGCGTCATTCATACGCTCCCTGGCCGCTAGGTCTGCTGCCTTACGCTCATTATCACCTTTCTCTCGGGTGTTAAGCCTATCTGTTTCAGACATCTCACGGATATTATTTCTTTCAGTCTCAGACAACTGTTGGAGACCCTGAGCATCTGCTTTCTCTTGACGATCTCTTTCTTTATCAGCAAGTTTCATTTTCTCTATTTCAGCTTCTTGAGCCATTTTCATTTGCTGCATTTGAGATTGAGTTTCAAGTTTCATATTATCAAGAGCAAGTCTTGAATTTTCAAACTCTGATTTCTGAGAAAGCTCGCTTTGTTTGATTTGAGCACTCATTTCTGCAATCTTCATAGTCGGGTCATTTTCCGCTGGAGCTTTCGGCTTAAACTGCTGAGCTGCTTCAGTTATCTGAGCAAGCTCCTGTCCAAACCCTGCAAGCTGTTGCTCTATGAACTGTTGAACTTGGTTTATAATCTCCACTTGTTGAGGAGCCTTATCTTGAATTAAAGATCCTTGCTGCGCTTTATCAATAGCGTCATGTGCTTCAACAAGATAGTAATTCAACAAGTGATCTTTCAAATGCATAGCCATTGGGTAAAGCATTATAGGAGTGATTGAAGGGTTACTACCAAACAGCGGAGACTTTAAGAAAGGTAAATGAACTTCTAAGTGGGCTATATGGTCTTGCTGAGGTAATACATATATACCTTGGCCCATGGCGACCGCTACATTTTCACTAACCGGATCTCTATCTTCACTTCCAGGCATTTGATTTAGAACTTCAGAACCAGGAACTTTCAATGTTCTTAAGAACATCTCTTCTACAGCTCGCTGGTCATACATTTGAGGTACAAGCTGTGCACGATTCATAATAGCTTGTATCTGGGCAAACCTTTGGGCCTCACTAAATATAGCGGGGTTACTAATAGGTACCACGTCCGCTGGGCCTTCAAAGTCTTCAGCTGACAATTTAAAGCCCATATCAAGAGCATCAAGCTCTTCTTGCGTATAATACATACTATTTATACGATGAATAATATTAAAACTTCTGGCCATCGCAGCATGTAAACGAGAATGAATTGAGCTAAATACAACCATTCCCTGCTCAATAATAGCCATCGTCGTACCGACAGGTGCATTAGGATTCTGGTCGTTAAACTTTTCAAATGAAGTCTGCACAACCCCTTTACCTGCGTCAACTAAGAACCCTAATAATTGAAAGAGGGTCGGGCTAGGTCCGGCAAAAGGTAGCGGCATAGCTAGCTTACGTACGTCATCAATTAATGCGCCGCCTTCCATTTCAACAATCTCAGTAGGCTGTACGTTTAAAGTCTGACCGTTAGGTCCTCCTTTTAGCTTTAATAAAGTAGGTACGTTTTGAATGTAGGCAGAGTCAAGCAGGGCTCGTAACGCACCTGTTGCAGCACCGCTCAGTCCCCCGATCATATGTGTCAGGCCGATAGGGTATGCCCCCCGCCACGGTACGAAAGGAAATTCTACAATCCAACTAAGTTCGTTTTTGCGCTTGTCATCTTCTTCCCAATTACGATAAAGTGATAGAGGTTTATCAGATGATTTGTCGACACTCAAAATGTAAGGTGCCATTCCTACGTCGTCTTCAATGTCTAATGAAGTGTAAATTTCATATATAGTTCGTAAGCCGTCTTCATTATAAGACGTGCTTTGCTTACCTTCAATTTTTTCGTTGGCTTTTTCCGAAGCGCTAAATTCAGGTTCATTAGGGGTAGGTAAATCAATGTCAGCATACATACCCACTTCTATTCGCCGCTCATATTCCATTTGCGTTACGTATTGAACATGGGTCTTGCGTTCAGCGGTGTAAAAGTTAGTAGCTGAGAACGGCAAATAAATATCATCAATAGGGACAAACTCAGACACAGGGCGATTGTACTGAGCATTCCACATGTACTTCATATATTGACCACCACCTAAGGGTAGCTGGGTGCTGAGTTGTTCAAGCTCTGAGCGAAACTCAATCATCTGCTCGGTCGTTTGCCAATTCATAAACTCAGTTTTACGCTGAGCTTTTTCAACTTTAACTTTATCTAAGTCACCAATTATTTTGCTTTTAACAGGTCCGGTAGGAGGAAAGATTTCTTTAATAAATCGGGCAGAAAAGTCAACACAGGCTTCCACAAGCATCGGGTGTACAACTTTATTGGCTCCGCTAAACTGCGCACCGCCAGGAGCGTCATCACCTAAACCTGTTCGGCGCAACCCTTCTTCGTATTGTTTATCTCTTTTCTGACGAGCTTCTTTATCGCGCTCAATTTTAGTAAGTAAATCACTTATAGATTTTTTAAGATCTTTTTGGCTTACCTCCTCAACTATATTAGAAAAATGATCACCTCCCTCCGTTACGGTAACAGACTCCATCATAATTACAGCGCCACCATCTTCAGTATCTTCAACTTCAAGAGACTCCTCAGGTAGCTCGATCATAGTCATTTCTTCTGTGACTACTTCTAAATCTTCTTCAGCCATTGTCAGCCTCCATTAATAATGCAGCAGCGTTACGTTTTATATTATTAGGATTGTATTGGATACGCCCACCCTCAGCTTTCATCAGACTGGGATCATAAATGTCTTCAAATGCACCAAACTTACCTTTTAGAACTGCGGGGTCTCCCGCTGTGCGGTCAGTGAGCATTATGTGACTAATAGTTCTCTCGCCTAACTCATCGCGTCCTTCAATGTTATTTTTATACGGGATGTGTGTAAAGCCGTTGTTGGTTAACTCTTCCCTAAACTCCTCCATAGCGACATTAAGGTCAGCAATTTTCCTATTATCCGCGTAATTGTTCATTGCAATTTTTACTTCTTCTTCTGTAAAAATTCCGCCATCTTTGTTCAGAAAGGGCTTATCAACTCTTGCGCGTAAAGGCATTGTTGCGCCACCTTTTGCGCCATCAGATAGATCAAAAATTAAAGGGTTACCCTCACTATCGACTCTGTCCATGTCACCTAAGAAAACTTTAGATCGATCTTTAGCAGCGTCAGCAGTCCCCACATGTGTTCCCAATCTGTCGAACCTAGTGTTGCTGCGAGAGGTGTCAAACGTGTCCCCCTCAAAATCACCCTGGTAAAAATGATAAACGTCTTCTGTGTATAAGTCTTTATTGCCCTCAACCATTTCTTCAAAAGCAGTAGTGATATCTCTGTTCTGATCTGTATCAGTAAGTCCGAACTTATATGATGCGCTTCTATTTGTCAAATCTTTGACTATTGCGGCGTCTTGCTCCGGCAACATGTTTAAAGTTTCTGCTAATACGTCATCTTTTTTAAATTTGTTGGCACCCTTCATAATTAGTTTCTTAGCTGCGTCACCTGCAATCGGGATCACTCCTAGCACAGAAGCTCCACCAATTGCTCCAATTAGAAGCCAATTAGGGTTATTAGCTTTTAATTCTTTTAATATTATTTCGGCACCTTCAATACCGCCTTTAATGTCTCCGATAATCGGGGTGAAGTCCACAACCGTATTAGCAAAATCTGCCCAAGTAACATCTTCGAGATCCACCGCAAGGCTTTCTCCATATTCTCGCCACTGGTCTGCTGTGCCGCCTTGTATGGTCTCATCTGCGGAATATTTAAAGTCAAGGTCGTCTAAACTTTCAACCTCTCCACCCTCTGCCCACTTCACCTTGTCTGCCCAATACGCTGCAGACGACTTACCTTTAGCGATATTTTTAGCGTGACGGTCTTTAAAAGATTTTCTCTTAGCTTTCATTTTATCAGACTCCCCCTCCTTAGGCTTACCTGCGGTGCTGGCTCCTTGTTCTCCGAACCGGATCATCTTATCTTTACCATCCACTCTCGTCTTTACGACGTGTGAACTAGAGGGATGGCTGGGTGTTCTTCGCGGTGTATCTATTGTTAAACTATCTTTTAATGATTGACCACCCTCAGAAAAACCCTTTACTATTTTATGCAAATCTAAATCTATTTCACCAGTTATAGGATTAATAATCATATCTCTTTTGCTCATAACCTCACCCTTTATACTGCGTACGGATTTATTTTTTCGACTAACCTTAACGGCTCGTCGTAATCTCTAGCCTGCGGCAAATCAAAGAACCCGTCATTCTTTAAATATATTATCGCTTGCGTGAATGTGTCTACATAATCGTCATGTGCCGCTACCGGAAACTTAGCCAACTGCTTTATAAAAGGCTGAGCCCATGAAACAGCGTGACCAGGATTCTTTTTAGATTCTGGTATCCACACCAAACCCAATTCAAGAGTAGGAGCAGCCTGATGTGCACGACTAACCTTATCTGCATTTCCAGGATTGTATCCGATGGCCGGAACCTTAGCAAGACGCAAGTCTTGCAAAAGCGATTGGCCACTAGCCTTCGCCTCGATTAATATTCTGTCAGGACGCTTCCTCCTACTAAAAGGAGAGTCCTTGGTCAGACCGCCATACTCAGTACCCCAACCTTTAATAGCTGCTTCTCTAAGATCAGGGTAACTTAAATGCTTATCCCAGGCATCTATCAACATTACATGACGAGAACCCTCATGGGTGAATATAGCCCACACTGTGCATGCAGTGGGGTCACCTGTTGACTTTTCCGTAAACGCACAGTCATAACTCTGCAAGATATACTCGAACGGTGGCAGACCCGCATTATGAGGCCAAAACTCAAAATACTGAGTCTTTAATATACCGCCCTCAGAAGGTGTAGGCTCCTGCTGTAACTGACCAGCCGAGCCATAAGCGCCCAATAACTTCTTAAGTTCTTTTATTTCCTGCTCACCAAAACGATCAGGACAAATAAGTTCTCCCATTTTCTGTCTTGGATCATATGGCCCTATGGCGGTTGATCTTCTATGACCATCCCACTCCGCAGGTATCATTAGGTGCTCCCACCCTCCGATGTCATCAATAATATGACCGCTTATGTCTCTCTCATGCAAACGCTGCATAATGGTAACCATGACATCCTTCTTAGGATCATTCAAACGAGTGGACCAGACGACATCAAACCACTCAAGAGCTGACTCCCTTATAGCATCAGACTGGGCTTCCTGTGCGGAATGTGGATCATCTAGCAGTAAACGTGAACCACCCTCACCCGTAGCAGTACCCCCAACAGACGTTGCCAGACGATAACCTGTTTCACTGTTTTCATATCTCTGCTTCGCATTCTGATCTCCGGACAGCGTGAACATATGCCCCCACCTGTCCTGATACCAAGGCGACTGTATCAACCGTCTAGCCTTTAGGTTGTCACGAATACTTAGGTTGCCGGAATAAGAAGCACACAAAAACTTTTGAGATGGATCTGTTAGCCATTCCCACATAGGCCACATGACGGAAACGATCGTAGATTTAGAATGGCGTGGTGGTATGTTGATTAGTAGCTTCCTCAGAGAGCCGTCAGAACAGGCTTCTAAATGCTCACAAATTTGCTCTATATGCCAGCCCCCAATGAAGGGAACACCAGGCTCTACCACGTGCCAGGACTGCTTGACGAACTCGTAGAGCGATGAAGCAGCCTTACGTCTCTCCCGCTCATCCTTCAAAAGATCAAGCATCACCGCAGGACTGGTGTGGGAGGGTGAAAGATTATTCATTTAGAGTCTTCAATCTTCTTCATCATTTTTGACATGCTATCAATTTCTTCATCGCTCAGGGATTTCAAGTCAACCGCCGCTAACTGTATTGGTCCTCCGTCTTGCCCCGTGTGCTCAGTGTGTAGCTTGTCACCGTATACCTTGGGCAGCATCTTACTCAGCATCCACTTGCGGCTATCAATACGCAGTCGGTTACGCTGTATACCTTCGCTTGACAGCGGGACCTTTATCCGTCTCTGCAGCCGTCTACCGTCCCCGTCAACCATCGGTACGCCTGCTTCGTCAAGCACATCCTCTTCAACTACTGTGTAGTTTTCATCACTGATTGAAAGTATTTCATCAGCTATCATTCTGTATCCAGCTTCACGCGCGAGCGCGTACTGCTCGGCTAACGCTGGCTCAGTAGAGATCCAGTCCAGAATCTGGCTAGAAGGAGGAGCGTCGGGAACTAAGCCACAAGCAGCTGTAAGACTCATACCGTCTTGAAGTAGAGGCGTAAGCGCACTCATGATAGCCTGACGGTCGTGCTTCCTAGCCCCAGGACGTATCTTAACGACCTTCTTACCGCTGTCATCAGACATATATCATACCTCCGCTTCTAGTTCGAAGCAGACTATACGCTAATTCCTTTAAAAAGTAAACCTGAAAGTAATCGTTCGTTCTTATAGAGAACATAACCGAACGAACGATCACTGATAGAACCTTCTGACCGACTACGGAGAGAGGCAGAATTGCCCTCACCTCCGTCCCTCGAGCGGTAATCGTTCGGTTGGCGCTATCGTTTGAACGATTACCCGAACGATCAATTACTTTACACAGCATACTTACCTCTTTCATATTGGTCTTCGGTTAGTTCGGTCACACGTAAAAGGTGGTTAGCTCTACCTACAGGTTTATCAAGCATGACCTTCTCAATCTTACCTGAGCTAATTAAATTGTCTATGGCTCGTTCTTTGCGTTCTTGAGAGGCTTTAACTCCACCGTCGGCTAGGCTCATACGTTCGTAGTAGCTGCGGCTTTTACCAGGGTCAGACCTGATGAGGGTAGTGAGGTCATCGCAGATGCGCTCCCATTGTTCAGACTCTTTAGCGTCTTTTATTTCTTCTTTGAGTTGT